AAGAAAGGATAGATACTTTTTTCACAAATTAAGTGTAAGATATGGAAAAGATGAAATACTGGATTACTTTGTTTCAAACTTCTTGGAAAGTAATAAGAAGTGGATTGGAAACTTGTTACAAAATGATGGTACAGATGTTTACTTGGATTATAAGAAACGTAAAGAGTCATTTACCTACCATTTTAGAAGTGACTGTAATGCTATTGTTAATGATCTTCATGGTCGTGGTCTTTCTTTTGATGACGGCTTTCGAAGTCCTAAAGGTCAGCATCCTAGAATCTTACGACTACTTATTCAAAAGAAAATTAGTTACCAAACCGCCATCGTATTGGATCACGTCCTTGCGTTTGCTAAGAATTGGAATAAAGAAATTAAAGAAACTTTTGTCTGGCCTGATATCGCATCTCAGATTACCCGACTAAAACCATTCATAAGTTTTAATGAAACAGCATGTAAATTGATTATGAAAGAGATATTTGTAAATGACAGTAAGTAAAGTATTCTGTATAGGTAATGGTGAGAGTAGAAAACTATTAGACTTGAATATGTTTAAGCCGCAGGGTAAGACTTATGGTTGTAATGCTTTGTATAGAGATTTTACACCAGACGTATTGATATCTGTAGACCAAGGTATCATGCACGAGATATACCAAAGTGGTTATTGTGATAAGAATGAAGCTTGGTTTAGAAACTGGACCAGAGTACCTGGTATGTCATATGAACCATTAGTTTATGGAAGTATGAGTGACGCAGATAAAGAAGTACTAAACAAACATGAATCAAGTAAACAAGAAAACGACAGAGGTGATAGACAAGAGTTTGTATTTCATGGCTCTAATCTAGCTGGTACTGTGAACGTACTAAAGACTACAAAAGAAATTACAAAACAAGAAGTCAACCATACAAGTACATTTGTGAGTTGGGTTAGTGACAATGATAAAGCAAACTGTCTAAATGATTTAGTTTCAGGTGAAGACGATAGAGGTTATGCTTGTGGTGCTTCAAGTGGTAGAGTTGCGTTAATTAACGAGAAAGATTTACAAGAGATATATTTAATTGGACATGATTTAGTTAGTAATGATTATCAGCTCAATAATATGTACAAAGGTACAAAATTTTATGGATTACCCGAGAACGAAGCTACTCCACCGGTAAATTGGATTAGTCAATGGAAAACTCTAATGGAAGAACACCCACAAGTGACTTTCTATAAGGTCAATCCAGATGGTAATAGTGGTACAACCCAGGTCAGTTCTAATATAGATGAATGGAAAGCCTGTAAGAATGTTAAGTATATTACATATCAAAATACACTTGACAAATTTGCTAAAGCATGATATAATACAAGTATAAATAATAATGATTCCGATTAAACAGGAAACACAAATATAATAATACGAAAATACATACAAAGGAGATATAATATGGATTTCAATACGTTAAAACAATCGTCAAGTAACTTTGACACACTTACAAAAGCCATTGAGGCTAACCTCAGTCCTGAGGACAATAAAAATAACAAATCAAAATATCAAGACGAAAGATTATGGAAACCAGAACTAGATAAGACAGGTAACGGTTATGCTGTTATTAGATTCTTACCAGCTGTTGAAGGAGAAGATTTACCTTGGCAGAGAGTATGGTCACATGCATTCCAAGATATGGGTGGTTGGTACATTGAGAACTCATTGACTACTTTAGGTCAAAAAGATCCTGTGTCAGAAGACAACACAAGACTTTGGAATACTGGATTAGATAGTGACAAAGAGATTGCTAGAAAGAGAAAAAGAAAATTATCTTACTTCGCAAATATCCTTGTTATATCAGATCCAAAGCATCCTGAAAAAGAAGGTAAAACATTTTTATTCAAATTTGGTAAAAAGATATTTGATAAAATTACAGAAGCAATGCAACCTGCGTTTGAAGATGAGAAACCAGTAAATCCATTTGACTTCTGGAAAGGTGCTAACTTCAAATTGAAAATCAGAAAAGTTGATGGTTATTGGAACTATGAAAAATCTGAATTTGATAGTCCTGTACAAATTAAGGAGAGTGATGATGAGATCAAAGCAATTTGGAAACAACAACACCCTCTAAAACCATTCCTAGACCCTAGTAATTTTAAATCCTATGACGAACTCAAAGAGAAACTGAATAGGACGATTACGGGTGTAAGAAGTACCACAACTGCTGACAAAGTTGACCTCCCGCCACAAGTCAACAGTAGTGTAAAAAGTAATGAAGTTGCTTCAACTTCAGCCAGTGATGATGACGATACGTTGTCTTACTTTAGTAAGTTGGCTGAAGAGCAGTAAGCTCTCTCGCTTTAATACTTTTAAGGGGGTATCAGAAATGGTACCTCCTTTTTTGTTATAAATATTACCATGGCAGTTTCAATATTAGACCCATTAAAAGACAAACAAGGTGGTATACGAAAGAGTGCCAACTGGTATCGTACTAACGTACAATCAATGGCAGATAGAGTAACAGCTAGAAAGCTAATGTCTTCGGGCAAATTAAATGGTATTCCTAGCAGAGGACGTTTAAATATGTTCTTTTATGACCCTAAATATAAGAAGGTGTTACCTTATTATGATACGTTTCCATTAGTGTTACCACTTGAAACAATACCGGGTGGATTTATGGGAATGAACTTTCACTATTTGAGACCATTGCAGAGATTGAGTTTATTAAATAACTTACAAAGATTTGCTAGTGGTGGAATGAGTAAGAATACAAGAATTGATGCGACTTATGATGGAATTAAGAATGTTGGTATAGCAAAACCAACAATAAAGAAATATTTGTATAGTCATGTTAGATCAAGTTTTTTAAGAATTGATTTTGATGAGGCAGCGTTGGCAGTATATCTACCAGTGCAACAATGGAAAAAAGGAAGACCCTATTAATGAAAACAATTAAAAGAATTATAGCAAAAATATTTGGCATAAAACAATGTCAATGTAAGGAGAAATAACAGTGGCGATACTCAGAGGTGGGAAGCGAATTGGTGGACACGATATCAGAATAGGTCTACCTAGAGATAGAAGCCTAGACAATGTAAACAGCGATCCTAGATTAAGACAGAAAGCTGGTGGTAATCCTGAAACTACTATGGGTAGATTTCAAGCCTTTGTAAATGAAGCTGAAGGTTTTGCTCGTAAGGCAAGATTTTATACAGAATTTTTTTTACCAAAAGGTTTAAGTTTTGGTAGTGGTGTTGGTGGTGAAAATACAGCAATAGAACCACAAGGAACTGGTGAAGGAATAGACTCATTTAAAATGTCACAAGAATTAAATGCTGTACACGCTGCGAACGGAAAACGTGTTAGAGCATTTTGTAGTCAAATCTCAATGCCAAGTAGAGATACAACAATCAAAGAAGTTAAGCATGGTAACTCTCCTGCTAGAAAACACGTAATAGATTTTAACTCACCAGACATAACAGCAACATTTTATGCTGACAAGTTTATGAGAGAACGTAGTTATTTTGAACTATGGCAACAAGCAGCATTCAGTACAACATCATTTAATCACAACTACTATGATAATTATGTTTCAGACATGAACATATATCAGTTAGGTAATTATGCTAGTAGGCAAGAGCGTGATGATATTACATATGGAGTTAAGTTATTCGATTGTTATCCTAAAACTATTAGTGAAGTAGAATACTCACATGAAAATAATAATGTACAAACGTTTCAGGTTACATTTACATTTAGATATTGGGTTAATTATTTTATTGATAGATCAGGTAATATTGATTTAGGTCAATCAGACTTTAACTCTCCAGAAGTAAAAGCTGGAGGCGGTTTATTTGGTGGATTATTAAATAGGTTACCACCAGAGTTAAGAAGAGCAGGGCGTGATGTACTTAACGATATAAGAAGAAGAGCGCCAATCGGTAGAGTTACAGGTGGAAGAGTATTTCCTCCATTTAAAATTCCACCACTAAATATATAATGTTAAAAAGGAGTTATAATGGCATTACCAAAAGTTGAAATACCAAAATATGAGTTAACTTTACCCTCGAAAGATGTTAAAGTAAAGTATAGACCATTTTTAGTAAAAGAAGAAAAGATACTATTAATGGCTATGGAGTCACAAAAAGAACATGATATGTATGAAGCAACAAAACAAATTGTTGACTCGTGTACGTTCAATTCTTTAGATGTAGAAAATTTACCTATGTTTGATTTAGAGTTCTTATTTTTAAACATAAGAGCAAAATCAGTAGGAGAAATATCAAAGTTCAAAGTTCTTTGTCCAGATGATAAAAAGACATATGCTGATGTTGAGATAGACTTAACAAAAGTAGAAGTACAGGTTGATGATGAACATACAAATAAAATCATTGTTG